AACTAATGGATACGGTACATCAAGTCAATCATCTGCATCCAGCGCAGTTACTGCTACTACAGTTCCACAAGCACCTACAGTCTCTGCCGTATCTGGTAACACAAATGCAGCATTAACTATTACGCCAGGTGCAACTGGTGGATCTTCAATAACAAGCTATTCAATAGTTTCAAGCCCAGTTACAACAACACAAACAACATCAAATACTTCTTACACATTTACTGGTTTAACTAATGGAACTTCATATACATTTACAGCTACAGCAACTAATGCAAACGGAACTTCTTTAGCATCTAGTGCATCTTCTAGCATAACTCCAGTTGATCCATACCCTGTAGTATCTGGAGGTACCTCTGCATCGGATGCAACTTACTACTATAGAACATTTACTGGAAACAATAATTTAGTTGTTTCAAATGCTGCATTAACTGCTGATATTTTGGTTATAGCTGGTGGAGGAGCTGGTGGATATGGATATGGAGGCGGAGGTGGAGCTGGAGAAATAAGATATGTTTCGTCTAGAAATATACCAATAGGAACATATGCTTGTGTTATTGGTGCTGGAGGAGTTAGAAATACTGTTGGTGACAATGGGGTAGATAGTTCAATTACTTCATTAACAATATTAGCAAAAGGTGGCGGTGGTGGAGGCCATGCTAGCGCCGTTGGTGGAGCCAATGGAGGTTCAGGTGGAGGCGCAGGAGGAAATCAAGGAAGCAGTCCCGTTTCAGCTAGCGGAGGAAGTAAAGTTTCTGGTTCTGGAGGAACTGGCTATGGAAATGTTGGAGGTTCAACAACTGGAAACTCAAATGGCCAATATCCAGGAAATGCTGGTGGAGGTGGAGCAGGCGCTGCTGGAGGTAATGCAAACAACCCATCACAAGCTGGTTCTGGAGGATCAGGTGGTAGCGGGTTAAATACTTGGTCCACTTGGGCAAGTGTTACTTCAACAGGCGTTGGTGGGTTTTATGCAGGCGGCGGCGGTGGAGGTGCTGGACAGGGAGCTTATGGAGGAGGAATATCTTTTGGTGCTGGAGGTTCAGGAGGCGGTGGCGGAGTAGGAGGAAACGGATCTGCAAATACTGGTAGTGGTGGCGGTGGATCTATGAATGCTGGAATCTTTTCTTCTCCAGCGGGTGCTGGCGGATCAGGTTTAATTATTTTTAGATATACTAGATCTCAGGTGGGAGGATAATGGCAAACAAAGATTTTAAAGTAAAAAATAAACTACAAGTAGGTGGTATTACAACATCTGGTGTTGTAACTGCTGACTCAAATGGAAACATTGATTCCACCAGCGCCTTGCCTATTTCTAATGGGGGAACAGGAATAACAACATCTCCTACTTCAAATCAAACTCTTTATAGCCAATCAGGAACAACTTATGCACCAATAAATTTTTCTAGTTTGCCTGGAGTCGTTGGATCTGGAGACACTTCTTCCCGCCCAGCATCACCATCATCAGGGCAATTATATTATAATTCAGAAATAAATGAACTAGAAGTATATCATAGCGGTAATTGGTATATTTCAACTAAATCACCTTCCGCCCCAACCATTGGTACTCCTACAAATCAACCTTCAGGACGAGCTTATAATAATGGACAAGCATCAGTTGCTTTTACACCAGCAACAACTTCAGGTCCTGCAGGAAGTTTTACTGTTACTTCATCTCCTGGTTCTTACACCGCTAGCGGTACATCGTCACCAATAATTATTACTGGCCTTCAGTCAGCAACAGCATATACTTATACCGTATCTGCTGTTAATGGATATGGATCTTCAATATCATCTGCTAGTAGTTCTGTTACAGCAACTACTGTTCCACAAGCACCTACAATTGGTACAGCGACTGCAAGAAATGCAAGCGCAACTGTAACATATACAGCAGGTGCAACAGGTGGTTCTGCTGTTACAACATACACAGCAACTTCTTCTCCAGGCGGATTTACAGGAACTGGATCGTCACCAATTACTGTTTCAGGACTTACTAACGGAACAGCCTATACTTTTACGGTTACCGCAACTAATACAAATGGAACATCATTAGCAAGCTCTTCAAGCAACTCCGTAACACCTTTACTTTTATCAACAGTTACTGGTGGAACACTTACGGATGATGCCACTTATTACTACCGAAGATTTAATGCTAATGACACATTAACAGTATCTGATACAGCATTGGTTGCTGATTTTGTAGTTGTTTCTGGTGGTGGAGGTTCAGGGTCTCTTCAAGCATTGACAGCTGTTGGTGGTGGTAAATTCGCACGAACCGTTCCTGGCGGCGGCGGAGCAGGAGGCGTAACAGTATTTAGTGGTTTAACTGTACCAGTTGGAAATACAGCAATTACTATTGGCGCAGGTGGCAGTGGAGGCGGCGCTGGGGGAAATGGCTCAGGCTCCGATGCTAGTGGTCTTTGTGGCACATCAGGAGGCGGTAATGGAGTTGGCGCTCATACTGCAAACACTGGTGGTTCTGGAGGCGGTGGAGGAGCATATGCTGATGATAGAGATCCTGCTTACGGAACCGTTGCCCGTGGATTAGGAATTGCTGGTCAAGGTTACAATGGAGGAAATGGATTTTTTTCAGGCTCTACTTCATCCAATGCTCAAATGGGAGGCGGCGGAGGTGGAGGAGCAGGAGGAGTTGGCGGAAATGGAGGAGCTAATAGTAATGGCTCAGGAGGTCCAGCACTTAGCACATTCGCAGGAAGTTTTGGTTCTGGATCAGGTGGTAATAGTGGCGGTGCAGGTGCTGCCAATACAGGAAACGGTGGTGGCTCTGGCGGCGGTGGATCAGGAACTATAATTATGAGATATTTAAAAACTGCAGCAGTATAAGCATTTACAACAACTGCTTAAAATAGTAGAATAGGTACTATGAATCTAGTACAAAGATCAATATCTAATGGGGGAAAATTAGTTCCTCTTATTATTCCCGCCAAAGAAACGGGCGGGACAGGATTAATGAACCCCTCTATTTTTATAGATGATGATGGAGATATCCTATGTATATTAAGACATATAAACTATACACTATATCATTCTGAAAATGATCAAAGATTTCCTAGCGTATGGGGACCATTAGCATATTTACATCCAGAAGAAGATCAAAGGTTAGTAACAGATAACTACCTTTGCCGACTTGATAAAGATTTAAATATAATTAATTGGACATTAATTGATACAACTAAATTAGATGTTAAGCCAATATGGACATTTGTTGGTTTAGAAGATGCCAGACTTGTTAAATGGGGTGGCAAATATTATGCTACAGGAGTTCGCAGAGACACAACGACCAACGGAGTTGGTCGTATGGAATTATCAGAGTTAAAGATTGATAAGATTAAATGGACGGCTAAAGAGATATCACGAATTAGAATACCAGCCCCAATAGATGAAAATTCATACTGTGAAAAGAATTGGATGCCTATAATTGATAAACCATTCCATTATATTAAATGGACTTCTCCAACTGAGCTTGTAAAAACTTTTCCTAAGCTGCCTGCTCGTTGTGAACAAATAAGTCTTAAACAGGGCGTAGAGCCCGATACAGAACAACGTGGAGGATCTCAGATAATTAAATGGGGTAAATACTATATTGCCATTTCTCATGAAGTTGTTTTGTTTAAAAATTATATGAAGCAAAAGAATGGAACCTATAGACACCGCATATGTGTATGGAATGAAGATTTTGTTTTAGTGGGAGTTTCTCCTACAAATTGGGCTTTTCTAGATGGGCAGATTGAGTTTTGTGCAGGAGCTGCAGAACATGATGGCAACCTTTTAGTCAGTTTTGGATTTCAAGATAATGCAGCTTTTGTATTACAAGTTCCTGGTGAAGTTATTAATACAATGATTGAAGAGGCTTTAAATGTTTAAGTCAATAAATGATTTAGTTGTTGATCTTTCTAAAGATCCTTTTAATCCTATTTTAAGCTTTAAGATTGCAATGGAATATGAAAAGGCTGGACAAACAGCTTCTGCCGTTTCTTTCTATCTTCGTGCAGCAGAATATGGATATAACTCTCATCCAGAATATGTATACACATCTCTTTTAAAATCTGCTCAATGTTTTGAAAATCAAAAAAATCGTGAAAGCACCGTACATAACTTATTCTTAAAAGCTGTTGCATATATTCCAACAAGACCAGAGGCGTGGTTTCTTTTAGCAAGATACTGCGAAAGGGCAAAGCGTTGGCAAGAGGCATATACATTTTCTGAGACAGGTCTAATGTATACAAAAAATAAAGTAAACGCCCTTCCTACTTGGGTAGATTATCCAGGAGAGTACTGTTTGATATTTGAAAAAGCAGTTGCTGGTTGGTGGGTCGGCAGAAAAGATGAGTCATACGACTTGTTCCAAGAAATCCTTAAAAAAGATATAACGCATGGATACAGAACAGCAATTCTTGGCAATCTTAAATTATTTGAAACAAGAGAATATATTGATCCACTAGAACCAGTAGTAACTAATTTTCGTAAACACTTTGATAGTGATGCCCCTATAATTATAGATATTGGAACAAGAGATGGTGATGATGCTTACTATTTATATAAGAAATTAAATAGCACTAGGGTAATTGCTGTAGATGCTAATGTAAATGCTATTAGTCAAACAAAATCTAATTACCCTTGGATGGATATTATTTATACAGCTATTACAGAAAAAGACGGGCAAACTGATTTCCATATTGTTAATGGTGAAGATAAAGAATCTTCTGGCACATCCTCAGTATTTAATAAAGATAGATCTATTAGCCCCACCCCCGAATACTATGCAGACAAGGTTCAGAAGATAACAGTTCCTTCTACTCGCATGGACACTCTTCTATCAAATTTGGGGGTCAATGATAGGATAGATGTTGTTAAAGTTGATACAGAAGGATATAGCTGGCAAGTCCTACAAGGATTTGGGGA